GGGCAATGGCGGGCCGGTTGAATAGCTGGAGCCGGGCACAAAAAAGCCCGCGCGATGGCGGGCTGATTGTTTCCGGTCTAGCTAAATGTGGGTCAGTTGTTCTCGATCAGCCCGTAGTCGGCTGAGTCTTTGAAAAGGTTGCTTGCCGAATCGCGCGCGCTTGGATTCGGGCCGATCAGATAGCCCATCGTCTCAATTGCAGTGGCGCACAACAGGCCCAGATCGATCGCGCCGTCTTTCGTGGTCGCGTAGCAGTCGACCTGCACTCGCAATGCGTCGAATGAGCGCCCGCCTTCCAGCAAGGTCTCTGCGCTGCCACCGGCGAGCTTGTACGTGATGTACGGGGCCAAAGCCCCGCGCGGCGCAAGGTCCGGAAAAATGCGAGTTGACACCAGCGCCGTGACATTTGAGTCAGCGCTCAGCAACAAGGGGATGCGGTTTTCGCGCACTAGATCCTCGGCCTGTCAATATCCCGCCGCAAATCGTCGGCGATTTCGTCGGTTTCTTGGCGCTCGGCTTCGTCGAATGCCGGGCGCATGAATGGTTGAGCTTCCATGTAGCTATTGCCGAATTCGACATCGACGCCGTATGGGGCTTGCTCAAGATCAACTTCGACCGTGTAGCCCGATTCGCTTGTCGCATCCCGCTTGACTTCAATCGAGTCGCGCAGGTTTCCGGTTTTGACCGGCACGATTGCGCGCGCTCGGTCGCGGATTCTTTCGGCTGAGCGCTGAAGCGAATCGTCCAGCGCGCCGCCTTTCTTGCCTAAGTCATCAGCGAACTTCTGCAGATTGCGCTGCAGCTGCGCCATGCCTTCAATTTTTACGGTGATTGTCACAGCGCGATCCACCACGTTTGACGGCTTTCGTCGCTGCTTGCCAGTTCGAATAGGGTCAATGTTTCGGCCCCGATAGTCACGACGCCGCCGGACTCGGGCGCCGCGACTTCGGCCAGCATGATCGTTACCTGATCGCGTAATGCGCCGCTGAAATTGTCAGGCGCGGTTGACACCATGCGCTCGACGTAGACCGTGCACGGCGCCGGGTCACCACCCGGCGGCGTGTAGGTTGCTGAGTCGGCCAGGCCGGCCACCGCGAACAGTGGCGCGGCCATTGCGTCAAACGCGGCCAGAAACGAATTGCTCACGTCAGCGTTGAGTTGCCCGGAGTGAGCATGATCGAGCAGGTGGTTTCACCATTCGCGCCGGCTACCCACGCAGTGACTGCGCCAGTAACGTCACCACTGGCGGGCGACGCAGCGCTGTCGTCGAACTTGCCCGCGGACACGTCCCAAATCAGCTTTTCGCCAGCCGTAAACACGGCCGCGGTGACCTTCGGAATACCGGAAAACACGCGACCCGGGGTGAAATCGACCGAGCCGGTCGCGCTGCCCGCGATGTCGACCAGCGCAATGCCGATCATATTGCCCATGACCACGACGCCGCCCGAAACCACCGCGCTGCCGCCATTCGTCCACAGCTTCACGCCGTCGGACTGAACCAAATTTGTTGCCATTTCAGATGCTCCTTTGAGCGGCCGGCGGGATGCCGACTCGCATTTCCAAGCACAACCGTTTCCCGGCTAACCCGGTTAACCGGGATTGGCGCGGAACCTTCAGCCAGTTTCAGGCATGAAAGTTCCGGCCCTCATCAGTACGTGACTTTGTACGCGCCACGCCAGCCGACAGCCGCGACACCGTAATCGAGGCGGATTTTCCACGTCACGCCGTCGGTCTCGAAGCCGTTCTGGATTTCGGTATACGGGGCCTGCTCGCCGTCCAGGAAACCGACCTCGATCACGGGTTCTTCGGCCGGATCCGCGAAGGCGTACCAGATATTCCCGGACAGTCGCGGGGTGTCGACCACTTCCGAGAACAGGCCGCGGACCACGTTGGGCCGGTTCTGCAGCTTCTGGCTTTCATCGTTGAACTGCATCCCGTTGATTTCGCGGGCAGTCGAGCCCAGCGCCAGCGGACCAAGCCAGATCTTCGGCAGAACCCCGGTGTAGTCGGTGCCGCCGACGTTGAGATGCGAGCCCATCGCCTGCCGCACGGCATCGAAGCCAGACACGGTGGGAGCCGCGCCCGAGGCATTGAGGTTGGCGTGGCCGCCGGCTGTGGTTTCGGCCGTCGCATTGAACAGCGCGCCGGTGTCGCCCATGGTCGGATTGCTCGCCAGCAGCGCGAACACGTCGACCTCGACCGTGCGAGCAGCGCCCCGGCCCATCTCGGTCGCGGCATTGGCAAAGGCGCCCATGTCGTCATTGATGATCATCTGGCGCGACAGGTTCAGCAATTTGCCCTTGGTCGCGCCAGTGATGCTTTCGCGCACCGCATCCGACATCGCGCCGTAGGTGTAGGCGCCACCCTCGGCCACGGTCGCCAGATTGCCGAAACTGCCCGGCCGGTAGCGGTAGTGCGGCCGGAAGTCGCTCAGCGAGCCGACACGGCAGAACTTGCGCCACACGTCAGGGATCGCGGTGTACGCGGCCAGCAACGTCTTGTTCATCACGTTCTGAAAGATGATCGGGAAGTCGCTGGTTGTGTGCTGAACTGCACGGGTCGCCAGCTCGCGGCCCAACATGCCCGCGGTTCGCACGCCCGCGCGCTCCAGGCAACTGCGGGCCATGTCGAGCATGGTCATTCCACGGCACGGATTGCCGTTCAGCGCGCCGGCCGGAATGGTCTGGTTCGCACGGTGCAGCATCCACGACGCACCGGCCTCGCGGATTTTGTCGGCCTGATCTTCGCCCGACTGAATGCGCGGTTCCTGCGGGGTCTGTGGGCGGACGCGGATCAGCTCGGCCAGAACGGCTTCACGAACGGCCGGCATTTCAGCGCCGGATTCGATCTGTGCGTCAGCGAACGCAGGCGGCAGGCCGGCGCCGGTGACGAGGCTGCGGATGTTCTTGCTGCGCTCCCGCTCTGCGACCTGCGCAGCGCGGATTTGTTCGGCGCCGGCCACCGTCACCGCGGGCGCGGCAGGGGTCAGCACCGGGGTTTCGGTGGTTTCGGATGGCATGGAACGTTGCTCCAGATTTGTGATTGTGAAACGAATGGCGGGGTCGGCGCTCCGGCCAACACCAACGCCAGGATCCGCCGGGACTGAAACCAGCGAAATTTCTACGGGCTCCCAGCGAGTAACGCGGTATTCGCTGGGGCCGCTTTTGGCTGCTTTTGTAAGAATCCGCTCATGGATCTTGTAGCCAACGCTGACATTGCGAACGATGCCGCCAACTACGTCCGCCCACAGATCATTTAGATCTGCGCGGGCACTAAGACGGACGTCCGCATATCCTTTGCCGTCTTTGAGCCATGCTTTTTCGATAACGCCGATATGGTTTTCTCGGTCGTAGCTGTCATGCCCCCAGAGCAGAGGGCAGGCGCCCCCATCAAGACGAGCCATTTCGACCTCGCCCGAATCGTGCCCAAGCGTTTCAAGCCACGGCTCATCAAACCAGCTTGAGCGCAAGTACGGGGAGTCGCTGGAAAACGAAAGTCGCGCGGTCCGCTTCTCTGAATCCAGAACGTCAACCCCGGCGAGCGCGCGATGCAGCGTCGGGCCAATTAGCTTTTCTTTCACGGTGGCACCTCCGGCGCCGGTTGTGGTGTGGTTTCTGCTGGCGCCACCGGAGCGGCGCCGCCTGCCATTGGCTTGCGCGCGTCCGATTCAACGACTAGCTTCAGGCGGTCCAGCTCCGCATTGGCGTCGGCGTGCTCCTGCATTTGCACGTCGAATGACTTGCCCAGGTCGCGCAGCGCTTCCGGCAGGGTCATCAATCCACCCCGGATTGCCTCAATCAAGGCCGGATATTCCTTCGCTGGATCGACAACAGTGCGGCGAGGCGGGTTGTGTGACCATTCGGCGCCTGATGCGTCCACTCCGATCAGTTGCGCCGATTGAACAAACCAAGCAGTTACCCGCTCGATAAGCATTGGAATCAGCATTTGCCACAGAGTGGCGTCAATAGTCCGTTGGAATTCAGCCCAGCCCATGCGACCGCTGCTGTAATTCACCTCGCTCATGTCGCCGGTGAAGGCCTCGTAACTGATACCCATGCCCGCGGCAATTCGGCGCAGGCGCTGCTTGACGAATGGCGTATATTCGGTGGCGCTTGGCGGGCTGCTGAATTTGACATCAGCGCCGCGCGGCAGAATTTCCAGTGCGCCGGGCTGTAGTGCGTCGGTCAGAAGCGGGCTGTCAGTCGTTGCAAATGGGTCTGCGTTGTCGGCCCGGGTGATAAATCCGACGTGACAGGCGGCCACTTTCTGCTTAAGCAGGGTCGCGTCTTCGTACCCGTCCAGATCGTGGATTTCCAACACCACCGGGGAGAACCACGACATGCCATCGCGCTGTCCAGGCCGATCAATCCGGTACAGGTGAATGACGTCCTTCGCAGAAAACCGGGTTGATTCAAAGCTGATCCGGTCGAATGAATCGCCGGGATGCTGCGTGTAAAGCCAATATCCGGTAGCGCGGCCGTCCTTGTCGTCGTACTCGATGCCCTGAATGCCCTTCGAAGTGTCAAGGTACTCGCGTTCAAGCACCTTGAGCGACAGCGGATATTCCGAGTCCTTGCGCAGGTGCTTCACAACGAACACTGAGCCGCTTTCGACCACTGCCCGCAGCGCTAATGCCTGCAGCCCGTACCAGTCCAGCTGGCCAGCGGCGTGCGCGTTATTGCTGCCCGCCCATTTCGCCCACGCATCGCGCAACAGTCGCGCCTTGCCCTTCATTTTCATGCGCGGCTCGGAGGCAATGCCCGAGCCAACCACGTTGCCGACGATGCAAGACAGCGCCTTTGCGGCCCAGGCATTGTTGCGCACCAGATCGCGAGCGACTTTCGCCACTTGCAGCATCTGCCCGCGCATTACGGTGTTGGCGTCGCCTGCCCCGGTGTTGCGCCCAGACAAACGGCGGCCAGTGGTGGCTGCTTCGTAGTGTCGCGACTTCAACGCAGCCCGAGCATGGGCGCGACGAAGCCCCGCCGCAGGGTTGACCCATGCGACCAGTGCGTCTACGAGGTTCATCAGCAGCCCTTACTGTAATCTGGGTAAACGCGGATGCCGCCCGCAGCGGTTCGCGTTCCGGTTGCCACGTCGGCGGCCATCAATTCGCGTAGCCGCAGCATTTCGTCCAGCGAGCGATAGGTCACTGAACGGTCTTTGTAAGCGACCGACTGCGACCCGCTTTTGATTGCAACATCGAGCGCGTCAATGTCGTTCTGATCGAATGCCATTAACGATTACCCCAGAATGTTGACGGTTTACGTTGAATTACTTCTGATTGCGGTTTAATTGCCTGCGATTGGCTGACAATCATGCTGTTTCTTTCCCAATCTGCGGCCCACGGTGGCGGCATTGCCCAGAATTGCGGCGTATCGGCCTTCAGGTGAGCGCATTTCGCACGGGCGTAAACGGTCAGGTCGAACGCTTCCTGTGCAACCTTGCCGTGCCTGATCCATCCTTTCGGGCCTCGAACTTCTGCAGTCAACTCCGCGAATATCTCCGGATCCAGCCATGCGGGCAGATGCGCCGCGCCGTTTCCGTCGATTGAGCGGGTTAGATCGCCGCTTACTGCGTCCTTGAGTTCTTTCGTGCCAACAAACAGAACCGGCACATCGCCGCGACTTGCGCCGCCTCTGTCCCTGGTATCTGGATAACGAAGGTCAAATCGGGGCGGATCCTTTTTTGACTCGCCCTTCACCAGTCCGAAA